GCAGCATGACCGAACAGCAGATACACTGCCCTTGCCGCTCGTGCGTCTTGCGTCGTTCTACACGCCCGTCGCGCCAAGAGGCTGATCCCATCGTACAAGCGGTCACGGATCGCTTTCATGCGCGTTCTCGCGAGGGGATCAAGCATTACGGTGTGACGATGGCGGAGAACGACGCGCCAACGCGGCAGTGGATTCTGGACGCGCAGGAAGAACTGATGGACGCGATCCTGTATCTGGAGCGTTTGAAGGTGGATTTCCCCGATGACCGATAAGCCACTGTCCGTTCGTGAAGCACGTGCCGCGTTAGAGGCGGCAGACGAGGACCGCCGACAAGCGGTCGTACAGGAACTTGAGGCGCTGTCGAGCAGCGAGATAACAGATGTCTTATCGTGGGATGAAATGGGTCGCGTTCAGGTTAGGGCGTCGGATCAGCTATCTGCGCGCGCTCGTCGCGCAATCAAGAAGGTGAAGATCACGCCTAGCGAGGAAGGCAACACGATTGAGGTGGAGATGCACGACAAGCTATCCGCCTTGCGCCTGTTGGCGAAGCATCGTGGCTTGCTTGAGCCGAATAGTGATGATCGCCGTCCCAGCATGATCGGGATTAACGTGAAGGGTCCAGACACAACGACCTACGAAATAATTGATGAAGACTTTCAGGAGAAAGAATGATGGCCAAAACTTTCATGTGCCAGCACTGCAAGAAGCCGATGACGAGAACGCCGAAGCTGATTGCGGTGGGCAATGCGTTCCACCCGGAGTGCTTTAACGAGTTGTATGAGTTGCAGCGCGAAAAGGATCGTGAGCGCGAGGCGAAGCTGCTTGATAAGGCAGGGCACGATCAGTATTGGGTGCGCTTTGAGGCGAAGCTGCGTCTGAGGGAGGAGGCGGCAGAGCGCAAGGCGAAGGCACTTGCCCGGCCACGCAAAACGGTTGAAGATGTGTGGGCAGAGAAATTGGCGGGCAGACGGTTTGAAGATGCCGTTCATGTGCCGCAGGAAAGGTTACTCGTTCGTGGGCCAGCGTTTTAATGGCGAATACCCGTTTGTCAGGTTCTACGCAGAATACATTGAATGTGATTTCTGCGGAGAGCCGACACGCGGTCGCGTGTATGATGGTGAGCAAGAGGTGGTGTGTGGCTCATGCCATCGCGCTTTGATTGAGGTTATTATCCCGGAGCATTACGATGCCTAGATCGCAGCGTGCCACGGATCGTTCGCCGCGCCGTCGCCGCCAGAAGGGCGAAGACGCGCTCACTGGGTTGAACTTGGACTTCTCGCAAAGTCCGACAACGTGGAACTTCCTCAACGACGACAGCTTTGTTCGTGGCTTGATGGGGCCGGTTGGTTCCGGCAAGACCTACGCGAGTCTGGCGGAAGTGATGTTGCGCGCTGTGAAGCAACCGCCATCGCCGGTCGATAACATCCGCTACACGCGCTTCGCCGTTATTCGTAACAGCTATCCCGAGTTGCGGACCACGACGATCAAGACGTGGCAGGAGATATTCCCTGAGAACACTTGGGGCGAGATGCGTTGGTCGCCGCCGATCACGCATCACATCAAGCTGCCTGAGCGCGATGGTGCGCCGGGTCTGGATTGCGAAGTTATCTTTCTGGCGCTGGACCAGCCGCGTGACGTGCGGAAGCTGCTGTCGCTGGAACTGACCGGCGGGTTTGTGGACGAGGCGCGAGAGTTGCCGAAGGCGGTGGTCGATGGACTGACATCGCGTGTCGGTCGTTACCCCACAAAGAAGCATGGCGGCTGTCCGTGGCGTGGCGTGTGGATGTCCACGAACCCGATGGACTCGGACCACTGGTGGCACGAGTTGGCGGAGAAGAACCCGATCCGTGGTCGTTACCCGTGGAAGTTCTACAAGCAGCCCGGTGGCGTTGTTGAGGCGACCAAGGAACATGATGATGCGCTGTTTGGCGCAAACAAGTATTGGCGTCTGAATCCGAAGGCGGAAAACATCAACAACCTGCCGCCCGGTTATTACGAGCAGCAGTTGGCTGGCAAGACGCTGGACTGGATCGAGTGTTACGCTGGTGCGAAGTATGTGTATGTGCAGGACGGTAAGCCCGTGTGGCACGAATACAGCGACAGCTTGATGGCGGCTGATATTGAGATTGAGGTCGGCATGCCAGTGCATATCGGACTCGACTTTGGTCTGACACCTGCGGCTGTGTTTGGTCAGAAGATGCCCAATGGGCGTTGGCATATCGTGCATGAGTTGGTAGCCTTTGATATGGGCTTAGAAAGATTTGCCCATCACCTGATGGCAGACATTTCGACGAAGTTCGATAAGTCCGAAGTGTTCATCTGGGGCGACCCCGCAGGCGGTAAACGCGACGAAATCTTTGAAGTGACGGCGTTTGACCACCTGCGGACGCTTGGACTGCGGGCGCAGCCGACGAACTCGAACGACTTCATGGTGCGTCGTGAAGCTGGTGCGATGCCGATGAACAGGCTGATTGACGGCAAGCCCGGCTTGCTTGTGTCGAAAGACTGCAACCGCATCCGCAAGTCGCTTGCTGGCGGCTATCACTTCAAGCGCATGGCGATTGGCGCTGGGCAGGAGCGGTTCCGTGACGTGCCGTCCAAGAACGATCACTCGCATGTTGGTGATGCGTATGGCTATCTGATGTTGGGAGGTGGCGAGCATCGTCGCCTGACGCGGAACCCGAACGGCAAGCCGATGTTCAAGCAGGTGCAGGCTAGTATGGATTTCAATGTGTTTGGGTAAAAAATAGGGCGTGTGCCGGAGAAAAACACACGCCCTAAGTACACAGGGAGAACTACACACAACCCATATGTTGTACCATTAACCACCTACACACACAACATCTATGATAACGAACCACTCAAGCGTTTCGGTCGTGCCGTTTCATTGGGCGCATGTGCGGATGATGGACTTGCGTCCGTTTGAGAAGATGTATTTTCAGCAATTCCCTGACTATGACGCGCGTCTCAGGCTGATGGGCCAGCATGAGCACAGCTATACTGCGCTTCTGCGTGATGAAATAGCGTGCTGCTGGGGCGCAATGCCTGTATGGAACGGCGTCGCAGAGGCTTGGATGTTGACTTCATACAAGGTTGAAACAAATCCTGTAGCACTGACGCGCGGTGCTATACGATACTTCAATACAATTTATAGCGATATGCAATTACATAGATTGCAGATAGTCGTTGATTGTAGAAATAATGTTGCAATTAGATGGGCGCGCGCGTTAAAGTTCGCGGAAGAAGGCGTCATGCGTGGTTACGGCCCGGATGGTGCAGACCATATTATGTTTGCGAGGACAGATTGATGGGTGGACTTTTATCAGGACCCAAGATGCCATCGCCAGCGGATGTTGCGCCGGAAACTGTTGCCGCACAAAAGCGGCAGGAAGCGCGACTTGCGGAAGAAGAACGGCAGCAGAAGGCGCAGCTTTCTGCCCAGCGACGTGTTCGCCAGATCGGCGGTCAGCGCATGTTACTTTCGCCGGAGCGTGAAGACGCACGGCTTGGTATTCAGACCACGCTTGGATCGGGAGGCGAATAATGGGTGGCGTTGTATCTAAGCCTAAAGCGCCTGCTCCTGTTGCACCTCCGCCTGCGCCGGAGCCAGCGCCAGTTGAAGCATCCGACGACGCGCGCCGACGCGCTGCTGCCACACGCTCTCGCCGCGCGGGTCGTCCCTTGCTTGGACCGGGTGGCGCACAGCGCGATGACGAATTGCAGACTACGTTGGGAGCAGGCTGATGCCAAAAGTTGTAATGAAAGACGGTAAGACCCGGCACTTTGCGTATAGCAAGAAGGGCATGGCTGCGGCGAAAGAATACGCCAAGCAGTATGGCGGTCGCGTTGAGAGCGTCAGCATGAAGACGACGATGCGAAAGAAGAAGTCCAATGGCTAAGCAGGTTTGGGACAAGAAGCGACCGAAAGACTTGGGCAAGCCAAAGGCGCTGACATCTGGGCAGAAGCGTTCTGCCATGCGTGCGGCGAAGAAGGCTGGCCGTCCGTATCCGAACCTGATCGACAACATGCGGGCTGCGCGTGGTTAAGAAGGCGCACCAGAATCCGAAGGGCGGTCTGAACGAAGCTGGCCGCAAGCACTTCGAGCGCAAGGAAGGCGGCAACCTGAAAGCGCCAGTCAAGTCTGGCACAAATCCGCGCCGCGTTTCGTTTGCTGCACGGTTTGCGGGGATGGAAGGTCCGATGAAGGACAAGAAGGGTGAGCCTACGCGCCTTGCGCTTGCGTTGCGGGCTTGGGGCTTTGGGTCAAAAGAAGCCGCTGCGAACTTTGCTGCGCGTCATAAAAAGAGTTAGCCATGCTTACTGTAGATCAGATTATGAAGCGCCACGACCTTGCACAGCGTCGCAAGGATAACTGGCGGCAGATTTATGAAGACTGCTACGAGTTCGCTCTGCCGCAGCGCAACCTGTATGACGGCTACTACGAAGGTGGCGGATCGCCGGGCCAGAACAAGATGTCCCGTGTGTTTGATTCAACCGCGATCAGTTCGACACAGCGTTTTGCAAACCGCATCCAAGCGGGTCTGTTCCCGCCATATGGCCGGTGGTGCCGCCTTGAACCCGGTCCCGATATTCCTGCTGATCGTCAGCTTGAAGCGCAGGCTGCGCTGGATATGTATTCCGAGAAGATGTTCTCGCTTCTGCGTCAGTCTAACTTTGATCTGGCGATGGGCGAGTTTCTTATGGACCTCGCTGTTGGTACGGCGGTCATGCTGGTACAGCCCGGCGACGACATGACGCCTATTCGCTTCACGTCTGTCCCGCAATACCTCGTGGCGATTGAGGAGGGCGCGCACGGCAAGGTCGATAACGTGTATCGGCGTATGCGCTTGAAGGCTGAGGCAATCGCGCAGCATTGGCAGGATGCAGAAATTCCTGATCGCCTTGCGCGTATGGTTGAGGAAAAGCCGACAGATGAGATCGAGCTTATTGAAGCCACAATCTACGACACGCAACGTGGCGATTACGACTATCATGTGATCTGGCCGGAAGGTAAGTCTCAACTTGTTCAACGCAAGATGCAGTCGTCGCCTTGGATCGTGGCGCGTTACATGAAGGTGGCTGGCGAGGTCTATGGTCGGGGGCCGCTGGTAACAGCGATTCCCGACATCAAGACGCTTAACAAGACGCTTGAGTTGCTACTGAAGAACGCATCTCTGTCGATTGCTGGTGTCTACACCGCCGCTGACGATGGCGTTCTCAATCCGCAGACTATCCGCATCGTGCCGGGTGCGATCATCCCGGTTGCGCGCAACGGCGGGCCGCAGGGTGAGAGCCTGCGTATGCTACCGCGTTCTGGTGACTTCAACGTGTCGCAGATCGTGATTAACGATCTTCGCATGAACATCAAGAAGATCATGCTGGACGACACGCTGCCGCCGGACAATATGTCGGCGCGTTCCGCAACTGAGATTGCAGAGCGCATGAAGGAACTGGCGCAGAACCTTGGCTCTGCGTTTGGTCGCCTGATTACAGAAACAATGGTGCCGCTGATTGGTCGCATCCTGTATGTGATGGATGAGCGTGGCATGATTGAGATGCCGCTTCGTGTGAATGGACTTGAGGTTAAGGTGACACCTGTGTCTCCGATTGCTCAGGCACAGAACATGGGCGACATCGAGAAGATTACGCAGTGGGTGCAGCTATCTTCCGCGCTTGGGCCGGAAGGTCAGATGGCTCCGCGTATGGGTGCAATTTCTGATTACGTTGCAGATAAGCTGGGTGTTCCAGCCGAACTGCGTACTTCACCGCAAGAGCGTGAGCAGATGATGCAGCAGGCCGCACAGGCCGCACAGATGATGGCGCAGCAGCAGGGAATGGCCCCTGCTGAAGGCGGAGCGGAAGCAATACCAGAAGGTATGTAATGACCATTACTGAAGGCTGGGAAGGATTGCGGCAGGTTGAGCCGCAGTTTCGAGTCGATAACCAGCAAAACAACGACGACATTGATCGTCTTTACCTTAGAGTTTTCGGCAGTGACGATGGGCAAGAGTTGTTGGCCCATCTACGCGCACTGACGATTGAGCAGCCCACATGGTATCCGGGCGAAGAAGCGTCCCACGGCTATGCCCGTGAAGGACAAAACTCACTTGTCCGCGAAATAGAGC